CATATAAAGAGTGGTCTTCGTATATCTACATCTTGTTGCATGTATCTATCTAATACTTTTAATGCTTGATGTCTAAACTCTTGTACAGTTGTTACTGGCATTATCACCATTCTATTTGCATCTATACCTCTATCAACAACCATCTGTTTTGTGATTGCACTTTCTGATTCAAAATATACAACACCAGAGTTTGGATTTTGGTCTAGAAAGTTTTTAACCATACCCATGAGAAAGAAAGTTTTACCTGTTGCACTTTCTCCTGCCAATGCAGTAATTTTATTTTGTGGAAGTCCACCATGAAGTGAACCAGAGATGAGAGCATTAAATATATGAGAACCTGTATCTATAAAGTTCTCTACATCCCCTGCTTCAACACCATCTGAAACTATTCCAGCGTATTCATTTCCTGTTTCTTTAATAACATCTTTTAAAAAGTCATTCATAATATGTTCTCCTATTTTTTAAAAATCTATACATCTACCTTTTTGTTCCCAATCGTTATATCGAGTTGGTTCTAATCCATCTTTTCTACCACCTATTTCTTTGGGTTTCTTTTTTTTCTTTTTAAATATTTTATCCCAATTATCAGAATATGTTTCTGGTGTAACTTGTGATGGTCTTCTTTTATCTCCTTTTCCTGCCATTAGAAAAAATCCTCTAGTGTTCCTTGTGTTCCATAACTATCATCAATCTGCCATTGTATAATACCTGTAATAAATTTTAGTGGTTCTATAAATGACTTTTCAAATTGCATATCATAATCTATTATACTGTGTAAGTTTAGTTCTTCTGGTAACTTAGTCATAAATGATATAGATGTTGATTGATATGTGTTTGGTACTTTCATATGTAAAAATTTAATCTTATCACCCTCTTGTATATAAGGATACTTACCTTGTAATTTTTTTTCTTTTAAAAGATGATTATATAATATTGCACCTTTACAATGTATTGGTGCTCCTTTCTTAAATAGATTGTGTGATTCAGTCCATTTGTTTAATCCATTTACTGAGCGTGGGTACGCTACTAAATCTGGTTGTAATTGCATAAACTCTTTTCTGAAATCTTGTATAAAATTATTTAATACTTTTGAATCTTCATTCATTATAATCACTAATGCTTCTTTAATCTTTTCACGACAAGGTGCTGGTGTTGATGATTTTACAGCTTCAACACCCATGATTTTTAATTTAGGTTCTTTGTAACGAACACCCTCAATATCATGTGCATTTAAAATATATCTTTTCTTTGCAGTCCAAATACCTTTGTCTGCAATTACTTCTCTTTTCATTTGCATTTTTTGTTCATATGCATTTACATAGTCAGCGAGTTCTTGATAACTTTTATCAATAAAAGGTTCGATTTTATCTGTAGCCACTTTGTCCAAGAAGTCAACGATTTTGGATTTATCGGTTTCTCCTTTGAATACTTTGCCAACAAGTTTGTCAAAACAAATATACACCGAGTCCGTATCTGATGCAATAATGTAATCTTCTCCATTGGTTTCAAGTATTTTATTAAGATACCCATTAAGAGAGCGTTCAATATAACGAATAGCAAATTGACCACTGGTAGTAATTGCTTCAGCGACCAAAAGATTATAATACCTAAACCAGACATTACCAATAGCACCATATGCACTATTGAGAGAAATCTTTTTGGCCATTTGGATATTATTAAATTTTGCAATTGTTTTTTTAAGTTTTGGGTCTTTAGTTCTTTCATAATCTTTTTTTGCCTCCAACATTAACTGTTTGAATTTTACTCTATCATCATACATCTTTTGCATGAGTTCAGGTAGAAAACCTTTTTGAGTTGTTTTAAACAAAGCACCATTTGGTGTTAAGGTTGCATCTTTTAATATAGATGTATCTACTTTTTTATCTAGCATTTTATTAACAGATATGTTTTTAACTTTTTCATTACCAATTAATGTTTCTGGTGAAATATTATATTGCATAATCAAATGTGGGTATAGCGAATTTAAATCAAACGACATTACCCATTTATGTAATCCCACTTGTGGGTCTTTTACATATGCACCTTCAAATTTTTCAGATTTGTTTCGTTGCACTTTTTGTGGAATAACTATATTCTTTTTTCTAAGTTCATTATAGATTAGTATATCCCAATATTTAACTGAACCAAGTACATCCATATAATTAACTTTGGCATCATAAGCCATAGTCAAACATAGTTCAATCAATCTCATTTTATCTTCTAGTCTATCAACAATTTCTACATCTTGTATATTGTAGTCAATAAACGATTGGAAGTCCTTTAAGTACCATTCTCGGAATGTTTCGTATGGATTGCCATCTTTAGACTCCCCTAACTCTACATGTGCAATATGGTCAAGTCTGTAACTCTCACGATTGGTATATGTAAACTTCCTATACAAATCAAAATAATCTAAAGCAGATACACCTTGTATATCATAGACTTGATGTTTTCTACCCATTTGATAAACTTCTCTACTTGATACATTACCCCAAGGCGAAAGTTTATTTATTTCTTTTTCATCATATAAATTTTTAATACGATTACAGATATATGGTATATCAAAAAATTCTGTATTCCACCCTGTAATAATATCTGGTTGATTCTTTTGCCAGAAAGATAAGAATTCTTGTATCAACATTTTTTCATCATCACATTTTACATAAGTAACATCTTCTCTTGTATTCTTATAATCACCTACACCCCAAACTAATATTTGTTTGTTTTGATGATTCTTAATTGTGATTGATAGTAGTGGTTCAATTGCATCTTCTGGATTTGGAAATCCATTTTCACATGCCACTTCAATATCTATTGTTACAATAAGAATCTTATCAATATCCCATTTTACAAAACTAGGAAATTCATCTGCAATATAATTATATTGAAATGTAGTATTACCAAAAATAAGATGTGGCTGGTCTTCATAAGACTTTAACCATTCTTTTGCTTCTTTGATTGTGTCATGTTTGACTGGTGTCACATACTGACCATCTAGAGTTTTATGTTTTGTTTCTTTGATTACTTTACAAAATAAAGTAGGGGAATATTTAACCTTTCGATTAACTCTTTCACCATTCACATATTCTCTGACAAGCAGATTGTTGCCCCAAGGCGTTACATTTGTATAAAAGTTCATAATTTAGAGTCCAGTATAACTGGTTCAACAAGTTTTGTCAATGTATTATTTGTTTTCTTCTGATAAAAATTCTTCTGCCGTTTCTGGATAATATGAATTTAGTGTTGCAAGTTTATCAGATGCATCTGCCAACTTTGTCATTTCTAAATCCATTGCTCCAACTAGGTCTGGATGTTCTCCAATACCTACTGGATTGTTTATGTAAACATCAATGTTTGCTTTTGCAGCTGCAACTTCAGCTTCATATTTTTTTCTTAATGCATTAATCATTATGTACTCTCCAATTATTTCTATTTTTAAAATAGTTAAAAACATCTACTGTTATATTTTTAACAACCTTTTCAATACCTGATAGGCCAGGATTTGAATTAACTTCTAGAACATATGGTTCTATTTTTTCTCTGTCTTTAGATGGTATTAAATCAACACCAGTAAGAATCCCACCAACAGCTTGAGATGCTTTGATTGCAATATCTTCTTCTAACTTTGTCAGTTTCATTTCTTCTGCCTCTGCACCGAGAGAAACATTACTTCTAAAATCACTTCCTTTAATTACATTTCTTTTCATTACACCAATAACTTTATCATGTAAAACCATGGCTCTAATATCATATTCTAGTTCTATAAATTCTTGCACTATTAGTGGAAGTTTTTTATCTAACATTAATATCATTTGAATAGTGGTATTTAAGGTTCTCATATTATCAATTTTTACCACACCAATACCTGTTTGAGTTCCTTGTGATAGTTTTAGTATGATAGGAAAATCAGTTTTTAATTCTTTAAATGCTCTTTCTGAGTCTTCTGAATGAGTTATACGAACAGTCTTTGGTGTTTTTAATCCTGCTTTTCTTAAATAAACATCTGACAAATATTTACTATTACATAACTCATAGCACTGCCAAGGATTTAAAAGAAAATAACCATGTACTTCAAGTGCCCTTAGCATGTCTTCCCAATGTTTTCTATCATTTGGTAAATCTCTATACAAAAATAAAGTATTTTCTTTATCCACCTCTAGTGGTTTGGCGTACTCTATTTTATCATCTTTTGTATCTGGTGATATGTATTCACCTGTTTTTTTATCTATTGGAAAATAATTAATATATGTTTTATTGTTTTTGTATGTTAAGAATGTTCCATTGTAATCTACAAAATGAATTTTATTACCACTCTTGTCTACTGCTTTAGACATGGTGTTTATCATTTCAACATGACCATCTTTAGTTACATCTCTAGATGAATCGCCTGTGTTGTAAAAACAAATAATTTTATAAGGTTGTTCATCTGATTGTTCAGATAGAAATTTTTTAAAGTTATCCATTATATATTTACTCTGAGTTAGGTTGCCATTTACCCATTGTTTCTTGTTTTCCTTTATAGTCTGCAAGTGCAGCTTTGATGGCATCTTCTGCCAATACTGAACAATGAATTTTTACTGGTGGTAGTGCAAGTTCTTCTGCGATATCACTATTTTTAATTTTTAAAGCTTCATCTACACTTTGTCCTTTAACCCATTCGGTTAATAGACTTGATGATGCGATTGCAGAACCACATCCATAAGTTTTAAATTTGGCATCTTCTATGATACCATCATCACCCACTTTGATTTGAAGTTTCATTACATCGCCACATGCAGGTGCTCCGACCATACCTGTACCAACTGATGAATCATCCTTATCAAGTGTTCCTACATTTCTAGGATTCTCATAATGGTCTAAAACTTTATCTGAATACGCCATTACTCTACCTCTTTCTTTTTCCCTATGTTATATTTAGTTTCCAACATCCACTCATCTTTTTCTTTGAATGAAATAATTTTAATTTGACTTAATGGTGCAATCGGTTCTGGTGTACCTTTCATTGTAACCAATCCCCAATCACTTAGAAGTTTAACTATTGTATTTCTTCTAGCAATATCATTTTCTGATAGATTGGTATCCTTACCATCAAGTGCAAATAATTCTTTAAAGTGTACTATGTAATACTTACCTTGTTTATGAAGTATATGGCAAGACTGATATAGTTTCCTTTCTTTTCTAGAAGCAACTCCGATACGAGATAATGTTTCTCTAATCTTTAGGAAGTCATCTGGTTCTTTTAAAAGAACTTCAAACATCTGCTCCTGTGTCCATTGTACATTATTTTCCATGTTTACCACCTTTATCTAAACTATTCATAATAGTTTTAATTTGTTCATCATTTAGTATACTGAGAGCTGATTTTGCTTTTTCATTACTATATCCATAATACTCTTTAACACATTCTAAATGTTTTTCTTTCTTCGCCTTTAGCCAAGGTGTATACCTTTGCCTTGTTCTTAGAGTATTTAGTAAAAAGTCAAACTGTAATTTCTTATCTGTCTGGTGATTCATGTTCATTTCATTGACTAGGAAGATAGTATCTTGAAATGGAGCAAGACATTTGTTTACAATATAAGCAGGATATTTCTTTTCCCACATCTCATCTTCACCATCCATAAGTTTCTCTTTGGAAGAATTTATAGCTTTTAAATATTCTTTTAATTCATAACTCATTTGTGATATCCTTGTTCTATTACTCGCCATGGTATAGTGTCTGCATGATTAGTTTCATTATATAAGTTTACACTATCTCCAGCAATTTGTATACCACTATCTTTTTTAAATCCTTTGTATGACATATTAAATGCAATACTTCTTCTTTCATCAGAACCTTGAAATGGATATACTTGATGAAATAAACTATTAG